CTACAACTAATGAAGATTGGAAACTTGGTACATTTAGATTAGATATTGCACCAGGGGGTAGAAGATAATGGTAGCATTTTATAATCAAGGAGATAAAGCTATTTATGATTCAGGACAATATTTTATTCCTCAAGAAGCATATAGATTAAATTATGCTCCACCTATTGTGGAAGAAGAAGAACAAGAAAGTTCTATTGGAATTCCTAATACTAATTCTTTTAACTGATAGTATTCATCAGTCAGTGGATTTAGTATCTGGGTCATCACATGCTTCATTAAACTCAGTTGCTATTTGTCCACCAATTTTTGCACCTTGGTCAGCACCACCTAGTGCAACTAAACCGCCCAAGACAGGTCCTATAAATGGTATACCGACGAGTGCAGGGGATGCAGCAGCACCCATACTAGCACCGACCACTCTTCCTGTCGATGCTCCACCACCTTCCGCCTTTATACACGCTACATTTAATGCTTGGGCTGCTGTCTTTCCCACAGCACCTACACCTGTATGTGTAGCACCATCCATAGTGTATTCTTCTGCTATTGCTTTATCGTATTTCTTAAACAGACCCTTATCCTTTATAGTAGTAGTCTTATACATGGTCTTAGGGTCGTTAGCTTGGTAACTCATCTTGTAACCATCCTTTGAAGTAGATATAGCAAAGGAAGTATAAGGTCCTACAGGTGGAAGGTTAGGTCCTGTCTTTCTAGACGCAATGATACCTATCATCCCTAGATGGGAGATACCTACAAGAGCACCTAGACTAATACCAAACCACTTATTCATTTTAGAAACCTAGTGGTTTAATAGGTAATGCAGGTCCTGTTGCATCAGGTAAAGACTTCATGATACCTCCACCGATATCAGGCATAACTGCTTCCATTACCTTACCTTTGATGCTATCGACAATAGCATCTTTTCTGATGAATACGTATCCACCAATACCGACTACTCCTAGTGCTACTACACCAGAAAAGATAGCGATTCCATTAATAATTTTTTGCATGATTACTTAGTGTCAGGGACAATTTTTACAGGACCTGATTCAATCCTGATAGTTTGTGCAGGGGCAGTCTCAGATGCCTTAGCGATAAGAAACTCCATATCTTTTTTAGATATGTTGGCACTGCCAGGTTCACTATCACCTTTCTTTTTCTTACCTCCCGCTTGGACGCCAAAAGTAGCTAGCGTTCCTGTGAAGACCGAAGCTATGAAAGTTGGGTCAATCTTTTCTCCTGCGTCGTAGCCTGGTATCTTAACGTAATTCAAAGTTAAAATTCCTGCGGACCACACGAGGACTATTACTCTTATGAGTGTTGCTAAGTATTGCAGTTGCTCTTCTTTATCATCAACTGCTTCTTTAAGTTTACCTAAAGGACCCTTAGGTTTCTCTTTTACTGATGATGTCATTCTGATTCACCCTGAGTTTTCTTTTTACCAATATTGTATTTGGATTCCAAAGTCCACTCCCCTTTGTCTTTAAAAGATAAAACTTTAATTTGATTCAAAGGTGCTAGGTCTCCAGTATCTTCACCAGAAATTTCTACAAGTCCCCAGTCTGATAATAGTTTAGCAATTCTATTACGACGTTGCACATCATTAGGTGTGATGTTAGTTGGTTTGCCATCAAGAGCAAACAACTCTTTAAAGTGGACGATGTAGTATTTTCCACGTTTGTGTAGGATATGACAAGACTGATAGAGCTTACGCTCTTTCCTAGACGCAACACCAACTCTCGTTAGCGTCTCGCGTACCTTCAAGAAATCATCTGGTTCCTTGAGGGTAACTTCTAGCATCATATCTTGAGACCATTTAATCTCTTCACTCACTTTCTTCCTCCAAGATTTAATTTTGATTGAAGAATCTTAATTTGCTCCTGAGTTAGTATCCTTAATGCTGCTCTAGCATTCTCAGTGTTATAACCATAGTATTTTTTAACTAAATCTAGGTCACTGTCTTTAGTCTTTTTATCCCAAGGAGAAAATCTTTTAGATTTCCTAACACTATGTATAAAGAAGGAGTATTGCATATCATTCCTCAGTTGAGGACTCAAATTCATCTCATTTGCATGCATTATAGTGTCAATATGTTGGGCCATGCACTTATTGATGACGAAAGCAGGATACTTTTTCATCGCTCTCTCATCGAAAGTCATGTCACTTGTCTTTAGATTTATACTATTCAGATAGTCTTTTAGTGGATACTCGTAATCAGGCATTATTTAATAGAAAGTACATTGGGATAGGTATTTTCGCAACTCATTCTCCCTTGAATGAAAGTGTTGAAAGAAATTATTCTCCTAGATTCATTTTCAGATTCATTGCGAGAGACAAAGTGGTAAAGGTAAGATGGAAACAATACTATATCTCCAGTCTCAACAGGAATGAAGGTTGAAATCTGATTATATTTTGTTGGTGTGTAATCATATCTAAAGTCATGGTGTTTAAATACTCCACGATTCTCAATATGAATTAAATTAAGTCCTTCATGATGTTTATTACCCTTAGGGACGTTTAAATATACTACACCACTCAACATACTATTAGGATGATTGTGGTCTAGGTGGTCATCCCCAGGTACAGTTTCTTTATACCAAGACTCTGTTAATTTAAAAGATAAACTAGACTTAAATCCACAAACATCTTTCTCATATTTTTTTACATGGGAAAAGACTACATCTTTCATAGATTTAAACTCTGGTCTATCAAGAATACCCATTTCTTCACTAAGTTGATTGGGATGTATGACCAGATTATCTAATGTATCTCTCTGTTGTAACGTTAGTTTGTATCCAAGCTTATCTTTATAGACAGCAGTTGGCATTATATCAATATACAAGTGCTTCTAGGGGTGATACAGGGTTTATATCGTAGTTAGCAACTAACAATTCTTTCTTTAGGTGGTTGTTTGCTCTATGTTTCATACCGTATGTAATCTGAAACTCTTCTTGATAAAACTTCTTATACTTTTCCTTAAGATAATCATCATTATTATAAGTTACCATCCAATCAAACGGACATGCAGCACAATCATCAACAAATTTATCATGGTCGAATGATTTATGTAACTTTGCGTCCGTGCCATACAAATAACTACTAATCATATAAGGAGGGTCTAGAAATACAAAACAATTTCTTGGTGTTGATAACTCATCCATCATCACCTCAGTATAATCTAGGTTAGTAATCTTCCAATGCTGTATAATCTTAGATATTTCCTTTAAATACCCTGCACCACGAGTAGTAAAGTTTTGTCTGGATGCAGTAGCAGAGAAGGAAGAATTTTCTGTTAGTCCACTATAACTACACTTGTTTAATACCCAGAATAATACTGCTCTACGGAAAGAATCCGCAGTTTTTATCTCATCTTTAGCAGTTTTAAATAATTCTTTTGCCTTGTCTTCATTACTATGATTTACTTTTATATCAATAAGAGTGTCAGATAATTCCGCACCATTCTTTTGTAGATTTACCCAGAAATTATAGAGATATTCATACTTATCATTGACCCATACAGGGATGTCAGGATACAACTGTGAGAAGTGTAATGCAACTGACCCACCACCTACAAATGGCTCTCTAAATTCACCAATATTCTTAGGAAATTTGGTGATTAAACGTTTAGCAACCCTAGATTTACCACCTGGGTAACGTAAGGGTGTCTTCAAATACTTCATAATTTAACGTGTAGTTGTGGCATATCCCAAGGTCCCATATTTACAGCACCATTAGGGAATGCATTGAAAGAAATCGTCCATCTATCATAGTTTTCCATCTGTCTACCAGAATAGTGTTTCAACCATGATGGGAAGAGTATCAGTTTGCCTGCCTCAGCATCAACTTTTTCATTGATACCCCAATCAGACTCCATCTTATCATGATACCACACATCTAACGTATCGTAAACCCTAGGTGTGCATGGGTCATCAAAAAATGTAGGAGCACCGTCAGTAAGATAGTAAACTGCACTCAGATATGACATAGGATGTCGGTGTAATGGGTGTCCAAACCCACTTCCTGCAGGGGCATGGTTAGCCCAACCAAGAGTAATCTTTAATTCCTCACAATATAATTTGTAGTGGACTCTATACTCTTGTAAACACTCCTCAAAGAATCCAAATAACTCATCTACATACTCATTCTCACATTCATGCAAGTCAGGTCGTGTAGTGATAACTCCCTCAGGAATATTAGATTGCATAGCAGGATATGTCTTGAGAAACTCAATGACTTTATCGGTATTATGAGTGATATCTGCATGATATTCTCTTAATACTACTGGAAATAGATGGACTTCTTTACCCTGCATAATCAGATAATTTCAAAGGACCTAGTTGCGACCAACCGCTAGTCACATCAACAGTAACCATAGGTTGCTCCCACCCACCTGAGTTTAAAT